GCGGACATTTATGGAAATGTCGGAGGCTCTGATTTAGGGGCAAGCGCTTCCAGCATGGGGATTAATTCCTCTACCCCTACTTTCGGTTCTGGAGCTAGCGGACTTGGCTTAGGCTCTGAAAATTCAGCTCTTTCAGATTTATCAGGAGCAGATTCCCAGGTTGTTTCTGATAGTGCCGCATTACCATCCTCCGCAGACTCTGCATCCGCACCGGCAAGCGTAACTCCGGACGCGGTCAATCCCAATACAAGCCCTGCTACAAATGCCGCTACTGGAACAATCACTAATCCGCCCGCCGACGTATCCAATGCTGCTGCTCAGTCTGCATCAGCGGCTACGTTACCGTCGACGCCAGCAACTCCGGTGTCCAATGACATTCTCGACACGGATTCCGCTCAAAATGGTACTCCCTACGGTACAGGAACAGGTTCTGGAGCAGACAACCAAGGCAGTAATTCGTCAATCACAAGCGCGCTAAAGCAACTTGGAGCCTATGGAAAAACAGCGTTAAGCGTTGGCAAGGATGTGGCCGGAATAGCTACGCCAATAGCCAGCTTGCTGATGGCGAAAAAGGCGCAAACTGCGGCGACAACGACTGGGGCAACTGCTCAAAACCAGTTGAACGCTATCGCAGCTCCCGCATCGGCGGTGTCCAATCAGTTACTGACGAACTATCAGAGCGGCACGTTGAGCACTGCGGATCAGCAATCCATCGCGCAATACGGACAGCAGCAACAGGCGCAAATAAAGCAGTATTATGCCAATGCTGGATTGAGTAATTCATCGATGGAAGCAAGCGCATTGGCACAGGTCGGCGTGCAACAAAATCAGATGATGCAGCAGGCGCTCAATAATGAACTGAGCGGAGGCCTATCCGCCGCAGGAGTTGCGCAGGGTCCGCAATTGGCTGGCGTAACAGCAGCAACAACGGCAGATCAACAGAGCCAACAAGCGATGACGAATTTCATGCAAACGCTTGCGAAAATGTATTCGTCTTCCGGCTCTTCGAATTCTTCCAGCTAGGAGTAGTGCATGGCTGACCAAGACATCCTGAGTCCCAACAGTCTGCCGAAAAGCATATCGGCAGATCCTGTCATGGGAATGGTGATGAAGTCTAATACTGACTACAACGCCTCTATCGATGACATCAACAAGCGCAAGTCGGAAGCGCTTGCTCCGGTCAACAAAGATATTGAAAATTCGAGCAAGGAAATTTCCTCGATGTCAGAAAAGGGGCCGGATTTAGTCGCCACGCCAGAGAACAAAGCTAAGCGGATGGACGCCGGAAGTATGGCTCAGGCATTCTCTGTATTCATGGCTCTCGGTGCTTTGGCAGGCAAGAGCACCAAGGCGCCGATGACTGCTGCGCTAAACAATATGACCGGCGCATTGAAGGGGTTGCAAGAAGGCGATGAAGAACAATACAAGAAAGCGACGGATGAGTTCAATAATAATTTCGCCAAGGCTGCGGCCACAAACAAGGCGCGTATTGATGAATACAATCGCATCTTCGCCGCGAAGAATACGACGATAGCCGAGAAGATTAGACAGGCTGATCTGATATCAAAACAATATGGTGATGAACTTACTGCATTGAATCTCAAGTCCGGGAATCTGAAAGATGTTTTTAGCAATATTCGGGCGTCTGAGAATTTGCAGCAAAAAGCGGAGTTCCATGTTGATGAGATGGGTAGATTCGACGCAGATCGAAAAGAGCGTGCCGCCGAACATGCATCGACACTAGCTGAAACGTCGATATTCCATAATGCCGAACAGGAGCATTGGAAAGAGCAGTCCTCGATGAGGACGGGGACGCTAGAATATAAGCTCGCGGAGGTTTCAAAATTGGAGGACCAAGGCGTATTGACGAAGGAGGAGGCGCAGAAGAGGAAGGACACTCTCATCAGCGGTACTCGCGGCGCTAAGTTAGGCGAAGAGCGGTCTGCCATGCAATCTATATCCCTCAACATCGCCAATAAGAAAATCGAAGAATTGCAGTCCAAAGGACAGAAAATGCCGCTGCTTGGAGACATTCATATCGGCGGTGATGGTATTGCTTCAGCAGTCGGCCGTTACGGTATTAAGAGAGAGTTGACTCCGGACGAACAAATGATGGTAACGGCGGCCCAAGTCTATGCCGAGGCGGCCGGACACTTGGAGTCTGGGGCTCGACTTACGCAATCCGCTTTTGACCGTGTTGTACGGCAGTATTTGCCGCAGCCAGGGGATTCTACGGAAGTATCAAATTTGAAATCTAAATTTAGGTCTGCTCTTTCGCAGGGCGCCAAAGTATTGTCTGGTCCATTAGCCGGGAAAATGGACGGCACTTCCGATCCAGCGTCAGCAGCTCAAGGAGCGGCAGAAAGTAAAACCATCAACGGCGTGACATACCAAAAGGTGAACGGCCAATGGATGCAGTAACTGACCCGAATATTCTTGCGCAACTGAATGCAGGATCATCTCCGCAATTAAAGCCGGTGACGGACCCTGCCGTTCTAGCACAATTAAATGGACCTTCTTCCGCAGTTTCGGCGGGGCCGCGCACCTCCGAAAAAATAGGCAATTACATCGGTGAGAAGGCGGGTCAAATTCTGACGCCTTTGCATTCCACTGACCGGGATCAGCAAATTACCAACACCAAGAATTTTCTCGGTGCCATGGGTTTGTCAGTTGACGATATGGCCCAGGCTATCCGCCAGTATGTTCCAGGCCTTGATCACGAAGCGGCGACGAAGGCAGCTCAGGATATCAAGGAGCGCATGGACAAAATACCTGCGCTGCAACGGTACGCTGGAGACATCGCGGCCACGGCGATACCATTCGGAGAGGCTGGAAAATTGGCGACAGGTGCAAAGGCGCTGAAAGACATGTCCCCGATAGAGAAAATAGCGCAGGCTCTCCGTACTGGTGCCGTTGGTGGTGGATCTGTTGCCGCGCTGACGCCGGTGACGGACGGTGGTGATATCGTCTCCGGGAAAGAAAAACAATTCGCTGAAGGTGCAGGCGGGAGTATGGCGTTGTCCGGTATTGTCGGGGCCGGTAAAAAACTGTATAACGCGGTGCGTACCGGAGACGCAACGGCGGCAGGTATGATCCAAAAAGCCATAGATTCTCTGGGGCTGAAGCCTTCAACGCTGGAAGCATTGTCAGGCAAGGCCGGTAAAACCATCGAGCGCGCCGAAGAAGTTCCAGGTATTGCGGCGGCCGGTCGTGCCGGTGCGTCGACGGCCGAGGAATTAGGGGACAGGCTGCGCGCGCCACTCGTTACTAGAGAGGCTAACTTACGCTCTGAACGGACTCGGCAAACGGAGCCATTGCGGCAGGCGGCGCTCAGCAATCCGACGCCGATTCCTACCGGTGACGTCAACGATTATCTATTTCAACAATCTGGCGGAGATACCGAACAGGGACGGCGCGTGTATCAGCGCGTTATCCATGAACTATCGGACGAACAACACGGCGACGCGATACCTTCCTACCGCCTTGAGAACGTGCGCAACGAAATAAAATCGATGATTCGTAATGGCATCGATGGTCAGCCGATAGGTCAGACTCGCGCTATTCACTTGAACAATGCGCTGAGTATGCTGGATAGGAACGCCAGCACCGCCATCCCGGCGTGGGGGCAGTATTTTTCAACATACCGCGATTTGTCTCAGCCTCTTGATGCATTCCGCCGCCAGGAAGGCGGGGAAATTGGGAAGGTTATCGCCAGGGATACCCTCACCGGAAATAATGAGATGCCTTCCGAGAAGGTGACCGACCATATTTTGTCTGGAGGAGTGACGCGGGTAAGAGCCGCGCTGGCCGCCTCCGGTAATGATCCGGCCGTTCGTAAATCGCTTGGCGACGCTCTGTGGCAGGAGTTGGATTCGAAATCCAAGAATGAAAAGCTGACTCCTGCATCAATCAATTCTTTTATGGAAAAGAATGGTGAAGTCATCAGAGAACTGGGTATGACACCCCGTTTTGAGATGCAGCGAGGCGCGGTAAAGGTCGCTGATGCCATCGGCAAAACCGCAGTCGGTAAATTGTCTGCGGCAAAAGGAAACCCCGTTGACGCGTTCGATTCTCTGGGTAAGATTCTCGATTCTGGGAATGGACGACGTCAAGGGCTGACAGAGCTATCCAATTTGACCAAAAACGACCCTGAAGCACGCCAAGCATTGAAGTATGCCGTTGTCATGCATGGAGTATCGCAAACGCCAGCAAAGGCCGCTCTGACGCGTCAGGCGATGCTCCCTGACTTGGAGGCATCCGGGCTATTCTCGAAATCAGACATGGAGAATGTAAAAAAGATCAATGAGACTTACGATATGGCAATGAAGCTGGGTGAATCCAATAAAACCACTGCCGGATCGATCATCAGTAGCGTTATGAGTCATACACCGGGACTAAAGACGGCTGGCCGAATCGGCAAGGGATTAATGGATGTAGGAACACAGGCCAACGCAGAAAAGACCAGAACATTGCTTTTGTTGGCCGCTTCGGACCCAAAACAAGCCAAAATATTGCTTTCTTCGCCTTCTGAGGCGACAATCAAGGAGGGATTGAATGCGTTAGAACGTGCAAGCGTGTTCATGACCATGCAGCAAGGAGAAAAGTAATGGCAGCAAAAGATTCCAAAGTCAATTCTGAACTGGATTCAGTGATGGCCGACTTACTGAAGTCGGTGAAGAATAATCAGCGCGATGTTACGACAGGTAAGACGACGGAAATTATGACATTGACGGACAAAATGAAGGTTATTGATCGCGTTCTAAAATGGGAGGCGATTAAATCGAAGCTCAACGATGAAGGTTGGGGCGGTGGTTTCAACGACGAAAAATGAGGAGAAAAACATGGATCAGAAACAAATTCAAGTGATGTTGTTGTACGTATCGATTGGACTACGCGTTTTGTCTGCACGTATCGTGTTGCTGCTTGCGCTGGCGCTGACTTTTTCGTTGTTTGCGTGGGCGATGTACTGGCCGACACATGAGCGTATCGCCTGCGCCACTATTTTCGCTTTACTGGTCTTCATTCCAGTGATTCGGATGGATTCAAAATTGAAATCAGACCGTATTGTCGTCGCCCCTGAAGGAGCACAAAATGAGTAACTTCCCAAAGAAAAACATGTCCACCCCTGTGCTCGGCCACGAGCAAACTACCAAAGGTTGGAGCTGGCCCGATCCCCGTTATCAGTGGAATCCAGGTACGCCGCGTCCCTTTACTTCTCAGCATAATTTTGGAGACACTGGGAAAGTGAACGCGACCGAATCGGCGCGCGATGTGAGTACGAAAAAGAAGGGCGGGTAATGCCATGAGCAGTAACGCATTTGCCATCCAAGGCAACACCGTAGCCTTGGCTGTTACATCTACCGCGCACTCTGCTGTGCAGATAGATGCACCTACGAATGGCCCAGGTAACATCAATTTTGTCGTTTGTAACATTGGCACCAGTCTCGGATATATTAGCTACGCTCCTCCGGGTCCAGGGAATTCGGCACCATCCCCTACTCTTGCTGCGGTTATCCCAACGGACGGAACACCGGCAAATGGTTATCCTGTTCTAGCTGGCTCGAAGGAGACCATCACCGCTCCGCCAGGTTCTTATTGGAGCGCCATCTGCGCAAGTGGTCTGACAACGACGATCACGGTTACGCCGGGCGAAGGAGTCTGACATGCTAAAAGCGGTCGCTTCTTCTGGCGCTACGCCGTCAGGCACATTGCTCAATGTCCAGATCATTACTGCGACGGGTACTTATACGCCCACTACTGGCGCCAAAAGCACCATTGTCTACTTAATTGGTGGTGGTGGTGCTGGCGGCGGATCTCCCTCTACCGCTGCGCTGCAAGGTTCCGGTGGTGGCGGTGGTGGTAGTGGTGCTTATTGCATTTCTAAGATCGCATCTGCTATCACTACCTCTGTGACTATCGGCGCTGCCGGTACTGGCGTCTCTGGCGCAACTGGCGGCAATGGAGGGCAATCTGCATTTGGGGCGAGTCTCACTGCACCAGGAGGTGCAGGCGGTGTATCCAGCGTGTCGGTGGCTTCTTCTACGGGCGTTTCGACTTCTGGCGGCGCAGGCGGTTCAATAGCCACTGGTGCAACTATCCTTAACATGGGCGGCTGGCCGGGATTTCCAGCACTCCAGGTGCTGGCAGCATCAACTGGCGGAGCGGGTGCGGGATCGCCGGTTGGCGCTGGCGGTGCATGGGGATTGAATGCAGGAGGCACTGCTGCGACAGGGTATGGAGCTGGTGGCGGTGGATCGGTAAATGGCGCGTCACAATCGGCTACTACCGGTGGCGCTGGCGCGCCTGGAGTTTGCATTATTTACGAATATTCCTAGAGGAAAATCATGGCCGATATTATTTGGGCAAATCAGACATCTCCAGTGCCAATGGCTCTTCTGGATCAACATATGGTGCAAAATGTCGCCCTTGCTACAGCCATAGCAACATCTCAGATAGGATTGTCTACAACTGGTACTTCGCCGAACTATACTTTGACGCCTGCCACACCAATTACTTCTTATGTCGCAGGGCAGACCTTTTATGTCGTGTTTAATGCCCCCGGGACTACCGGGAGTAACACTATATCGGTTTCTGGTTTGGCCGCCCAAACATTGAATCAATACAATCCTGATGGCACAAAAGGGCCGGGGATTGTAACAACATCCTTAGCTGCATTGCTAATCTACGATGGCGTGAGTTTTATTATCGCCACGCCTATCTTGTCGCAATCATCAAAAATTCAGCCGGTTACGGCTACTGTGGCATCTAATGCGCTGACTATCGGCCTCAATCCTACGACTTTAGATTTTCGCTCTGCGACTCTAACGAACGGCATTCCAAATACAGTGACGATAGGTACTGCCCTAAGCCTAGTTATCCCATCTGGTGCCACTCTGGGAACAGTTTCCGCGACTCAAGCCAGACTAATTTTTTTGGTTTTGTACAATGCTGGAACCCCAGTTCTTGGAGTAATAAATCTCTCTGGCGGAAATAATCTAGACGAAACTACACTGATTAGCTCAACGGCAATCAGTGCTGGGGCAACTTCTAATAATGTGGTATATACAACTTCTCCTGTGACCAATTCCTCATTTAGGGTCGGTGGTTTCTGCGACATTACGGAGACGACGGCAGGTACTTGGGCAACAGCGCCAACAACCGTTCAGGGCATCGGAGGACAAGCATTGGCTGCGATGCAGTCGCTTGGATTTGGGCAAACCGTGCAAACAGTGTCGCGCGTAAACGGCACTACTTATTACAACACGACAGGAAAACCTATTTTTCTCTCCATATTTGCCGTTGCATCGCCGCAGACGTATTCAATTTCGGTTAATGGAGTATTAATTGGGTCGTCCACCATTACGACTTCTACGAATGGTCAAGTTACGGCCATAGCGCTGCCCGGAGCATCATTTGTATATAGCTACGGCGGTACAGTTTCAATTATAGAAATTCGATAAAGAGGAAACAAAATGGCTATCTGGCAAGATACTACGACAGGCTTTCTGCATGATGATGAAAGTGGCGCCGCGCTCGCACTAGCGTCATGGCCGCAAGGATTGGCAGGGCCTTTGACTGACGCGCAAATCGCTGCCGCACGAGCGCCGACATTGGCTGCTGCTCAAGCTGCGCAGATTGCAATCATTGATACCTCCTATGCCGAGGCTGTGCAGGTATCTGTGAGTTTCAAAAATGCAGCGGGTGTGACGCAGGCATACCAGGCAGACAACGACGGTCCACTGTCGAGTCAAAGTGTGCTGCTTAAAAATTTCACCGGCTACAACATCGCGGGTACAACGCCGACAGGCTTTTATTGGCAAGCCGAGGACAACACGCAAGTGCCGTTCACACTTGCTGATCTGGGTGATCTGTACGGCACTATGCTTGCGCAGGGCAATGCCGCGTTCAATCAGCGAGAGAAGCTGAAAGCAGCTATTCGTGCTGCGACTACCGTTGCAGCAGTGCAGGCGATCACCTGGCCAGAGGGTTCGTAATTAGGTTTCTACTGTGAATATCTACCGGTATGCCAGAATCAAAAATAGTCGATACAAAAATACCTCTGACGTGGGTCGTTCGTAGCGCGATCAGCGTTATTTTGGCTATTGGTATAGCAATATGGATGGTTGCAACGCAATATACGAATTTGATAAACAAGCAGGATCAGATGTTGACTAGGCAAGCGGAATCAGAAAGAAGGGCAGAGATAAGAAGCGATCAGCAACAATTGGTCATTTCTTCTCATGATGCGAGAATCTCTGCGACAGAGCGCGAGTTAGATAAACACGATGTCAGAATTGAAAATTTGGAGCGCGCGCGACAGGGTAGGGGGAATTCCGAAAAATGAAAAATTTTAGCCTGATCGGTCGCGGCATTGATGTAAAAAAAGCACTCGAACAAATATCGAGTAATAATTTTTTGTGGAACCAGAACACCATTAGAAAAGACATGCCAGGGTCAGGTCACGGCGACGTAGACGATATATGGATTAGATTCAATGAAATTATTGAAGGCAGGGAGCGTGAAGCGTTCGATGATTTGGAGTGCATTGATTATCCTGCCCATTCGATTTTGTCGAATACTACATCGTTGATGGAAAGACTCGAGCTAGAATTGGGCGCGAGTAAAATAGGTAGGGTATTTATTTCTAGAATTTCTCCGGGAAAAGGTATCAAAGCCCACTGTGATGAAGGTAAGAACCCGGAATTCTATACTCGGTTTCATATTTGCCTACAGTCGTCGAATGGCTGCACTTTTAGATGCGGGGACGAAACAGTAGAGATGGTCGCTGGAGAATGCTGGCGTGTTGATAATAAGGTTGAGCACGAGGTATTCAATGGTGGATCGGTAGATAGAATCCATTTGATTTGCGACATGAGGGTAAAGGCATGAAATACTCAGACGAAGCGAGAAAGTCATTAACAGAAGCGAGTGAGGGTCGCACTCTAGTCGCGTACCCAGATCCAGGTACTGACGGATCACCTTGGACCATTGGGTACGGCCATACAAGAGATGTAAAGGAAGGAGATGCCTGCACACCGGAGCAGTCAGATGCTTGGGTAATTGAAGATATAGGTGATGCCGAATCAGCGGTAAATCGGATGATCACCGTACCACTGACGCAGCACCAGTTCGACGCACTGGTCGATTGGACTTTTAACGAAGGCTCAGGAAATCTTGCGAGTTCTACATTGCTGCGCAAGCTCAATGACGGCGACTATGCTGGCGCCGATGCCGAGTTTGCGCGCTGGGTACGCGGTGGCGGCCGTGTTCTCCCTGGTCTTGTAAAACGCCGTGCGCTCGAAGCGACATGGTTTAACGTAAAGGATTGAAAATGGACCTCGAATCACTAGGAGCCGAGATTGCAAAAATTGGCCTGCCACTGCTGGGCGCCATCCTTCCTATTCCTGGCGGTGCTGCCATCGGCACCGCGTTGGCGGCTGCTATCGGCTCCGGTAGCAGCAAGCCGGAAGACATCTTGACCGCGCTTACGTCAAGCGCCGACGCCGTGGAAAAGGCGAAAGAGTTCCAGACCACGCACACCGAAACCATGTTGCAACTGCACCTGAACTATGCGCAGCAGATTTATGCCAGTGAGGTCGCGGATCGTGGAAGCGCTCGAACAATGCAGATCAGTACCAAGGCTATCACGGTTCCTCTGCTTGCCTACGCTATCGTTGGCGGTTTCATCGCGATGGTGTGCGGCACCCTACTGGGTTATGCCAAGGTCGATAGCGCTCTGGCAGGAACGCTGGTCGGCTATCTGTCTGCCAAGTGCGAGCAAGTTATTGGCTTCTATTTCGGCTCAAGCAAAGGCAGCGAAGACAAAAACATCCTTTTGGCACAAAGCACGCCGCCCAGCAAAAAATAATCAGTAGCGGTAAGTAGATTTGTGGATGATAATTTTTTGACGTTGTTCAAAACCGTCTAATCCGAGTCTCGGAGAATTTCCCCATCCTATCATCCAGTCATATTTTTTTGACTCTTCCTTACCAGATCGAGCAATGTACAGTTTCTGTTGATGCCATCCACGCGGCCCTACCTTGTCTATCACACCATTATCGTAGAGTCTGCAAACACAGGATGCAATGGCATCTTTAGTCCTTTTTAGGATCTGGGATAGATCCACAACCGTTAGACCGCCACTTTTTTGCAGAGCCTCTATGATAGGCCTTTCTAATGGATTCTTGCTCACGATTTCACCTCGGCTTTCAGGGTAATAGTTGCGTCTATTCTTACGTCTTTGTCTTTCATGATGCCCTCCAATTCAGAATATTAATTCTTCTAGCAGCATGTAGATCGATACTATCGAGTCGATCATCCAATCAAATACCATAACGATGCCGCCAAAAACCAATTCGATAAAACGGATCGCGAGTCTCGTCAGTGTCAGCGGGATAAAAACGCAAACGAACAAGATCGCAGAAATGAGTAAAAATGTTGAGGCCATAAAAATAAAAAGATAATGTCTCATGCCGAGATCCTATTTATTCCAAGGTCCGTCACCGGCAGCCTTGAATACCCTGAGTTTAAAATAAGGAAAACTTTCGCCTTCCTCATAATCCAGGCCGAGTTCACGGCCTTTCGTATCTATACCGCTAGCGCTTTTCCACCAGGCGTTCTTGTCCGATATTCTAAGCGCCTCAGTTCGTTGGTTGCGTACCCACTGACGCCACACAAGCTCCCAATCATGACGCTCCGCCTTTCTGTCGGTGTAATACTCCTTGAACCGTTTCGCGCACACTCTGACGTGCTCTGGAGTCCAATCGTTCCTGGTGGTTAAAGCCCACTCGCCCCATTTCTTCGGAAGGGCGAACTTATCAGGTAATGGATCTGTTTTGAATTCTCCTTCCACTAAAAATCTCCTTGATTCAGGTCTCCAATATTGAAAACCCCGCCGCGTACATGAGATGACGCTTTAACCTGTAGACCGGTGTTAGCATGCCTTTGCAGTCTTCTATAACATGACTGCCGTTTTCGATGTAGGTAAAATCTGCGACATATTTCAGAGCGGGGCGTTTCCTCTTTGCGATTACGACAGAGGGCGACAGTACAAATACGACCTGCAATTTCAGGGCTGATATTTTCCCGGCCGATTCCAGTAGCTTTAACTCGCCGTAGCGCTTAGCCTCTTTCTTGCTGTCGAAAGTGATGCCGTCGACTACCGTTTTCGTGTTGTTGTATTTCACGATTTCTTGCGCCCTAAGATATCCAGACATTCGATGTAGACTTCTCTCGCCGCTTCCTGATCACCAGCAGGAAGATCATCAATCAACTCACCCTCCACCTTGAGCATTTCTACGTCCTTAGCTCCACGGATCTTCTTCAATACGACTTCAAAAGCGAGTGGCGCCCTTACTGAGTCCTGCTGGCCCTCAATGACTTCTGGAGCCATCCAAGTGCCATCGGCAGCGTCTTTGATGTTGAGCCCTTGCGACCCTACTTCGGCGGCATCTGAAAGGCTCATAGCGGCGACTAGCTCGGCGCTACACGGCATGTATTTAAGGACTTGGAGCAATGGCACTTTGCGCGCATACATTTCCATGTTCTCAAATGCATAATGCCTTTTACCGACCTTGTTGTATCGATTCAAGTGTTTGATAATTTTTGCCATGCGCCACAACTCGATAATCGGAATTTCCGAACCTTTTACCCATCCAATAGCATATGCATGCGTAATTTCGGATGGATCATCCATTTCAGTTTCTGTATGGATCACCAATTCGCGTTTGGAACCATCTAAATAGGTGTATTTTTGATCGCTGTAAATGACGCCTGTATAGACGGTTCCAGCGCCGCTTCGATTCATCAGATCAACCAGACCTTTCCAGCCTGGAACAAACTGACATTCAGTGCCGTATGGGATCAGGTAAGACCGGCCCAAAGTGTCCGGCTCCAGTCCCAATTGTGAAGCTTGAATAACAGCCGCAAACACGGATCGCGGATCACACTGCGCTAACTTTGGTGTGCGACGAAATGCGGTCAATGCGATACGCGACATACGATCACCACTAAGATGACGGGGCAATGCCCGCTCGACTTCCGGCAAGAAGGCCTTTAGCATCTGGGGAAACGTAGTCGGCTCTGTCGTTGCGATAGCGCGGCTCTTGAAATCTTCTGTTGTGGACATGATCAATTTGCTCCTATTTTTTACGCCAAATGGTAAATGTTGACTCTTCTTTGTCTGTGCGAGTGATGAATTTATAGCCTTTGGTGCGAGCCAAGTAATTTGCTGCTGAGCGGACCTTTACTTCATCTGTTAGCGGATAAACCGCACATTCGCTAGGCTCCCCTTTGCTGACAATAGCGAGTGTGCGCAATTCTTCGTAGTCTGTTTTTCTACCGCCGCCACGTGGCGGCACTGGCGTTTTATTTTTAATCATATATCCTACTTCAAAAGAAATGGCCTATTGCCGGGTTTTGTTGAGCAAAATGATTCGTATAAATTCTGGTTTTTATCTCTAAAACCTTTCTTGTCAAAAAACTCCGTTTCCTTGCTGTTTTTCCAAGTTGCAAGGATCAGCCCACTTTGCGATCGTAAAACAGCATGGTCTCCAATAGCTGATTTTATGAAGGTAGACAGGTTTTGTTCTAAATCCTTATTCTTCTTTATGCCATCTTTTATTTGAGACAAAGCTATACAGGCGCGCTCGACTTCTGGTGAGGCGACTACCTCAGACCCGTCATCGCGCTTAAACAATGCCTTCAAGTCTTCCTGCGTCTGTGGAGCTGGCGGCTCTTTCGTTTCTACCAGATGCCAGAATGCCGATAACTTCTCGATCAGAATATCAACAGCTTCTTTATTGACCGGTATGGTGTAGATTTCAAACTTCTGTCCACCAAACAGCACCGCGAGGTCCACCGAGTCGGCGCCGAAAACGAACCCCTCATGCAGACATTGAACTAGACAGTCCATCGGGACATCATCAGTTCCAGGCTCTCCGAATTCCTTCTTTCGGATGTCGTTGAAATTTTTCGCCTCGACTAATCTGCGCTCATTTCCAACCTGAAAATCAAAGTGTGACCCCATGAATTTAACGGTATCACTAAACATTGTTACGCCGTCCAGGTTGCGTAAACGACTTCCTGTGCGGTCTTCGTAGAGTCTTCCAATCACTGGCTGCATGATCAATCCCATGCTCATTTCTTCCGACTGCTCATGCTTTTTCTCGTCAATTTCCTCAGATTCTGTATCGATATCGTGATCTATCCCTATTTTTTCCATCCAGACGGAGACGGGAGAGCCATATTTCGACATCCCGAGAGCTGCCGCAGCGTCAGTGGAAAATACCCCGTTTTTTCGGGCTTGTAATTCTTCTCTGGTAAGCATTTGCCTTTTCCTTAAAATGGACATTCATCAAAATAACCAGAGCGACGCATCTGATTTTCAATACCCATCGGGTGCTGATCGCAAAATGGGTGAGTTTTTTTGTGCGGGTAGTTTCCGTTGCTTCCAACTACACTGCTGCAATAACACAGATTCTTTCTCTGAAAATCTCGTTTCTCTATGCGCCAACCGACACGTTTTCCACAGCTTTCGCACTTAGGCACCACCTTATAGTCGAATGGATGCGTTTTTCCTACGCGACGGTGGCGGCATTTGCTGTTCCTACATCTCAATGAATATGTTGTCATAATTATATTTAATAGTAATTAATGTTAATTTAATATAGCAAATAAATGCACTTCAATCAAGGTCGCGTCACCAGGCTGTAGGGGTAGCGGTCGTAGCCGTAGCCGGAGCCGTCGCCGGAGCCGGAGCCGTAGCCGTAGCCGTTGCCGGAGCCGTCGCCGTAGCCGTCGCCGGAGCCGTAGCCGTCGCCGTCGCCGTTGCCGTCGCCGTCGCCGTAGCCGTAGCCGTAGCCGTAGCCGGAGCCGTCGCCGTAGCCGTAGCCGTCGCCGTTGCCGTAGCCGGAGCCGTAGCCGTAGCCGTCGCCGTAGCCGTCGCCGTAGCCTTTGGGATATTTCATCGCGTCA